CTTCGCATAGAAGCGCAGGTTCTGCCGCGCGCCGTGACGCACGAGGGGCGGCACCGAAGGGTCGAGCGCGAGGCCGTTGGCGAGCGCCGCGCCGATCTTTTTGTCGTTGTCATTCCCGTAGCCGCCAAGGATCGAGTACTCCTCGCGGAAGCCCCAATTATAGACCCAATCGGGCACGAACAGCATGTCGTCCGGGCGCTTCGCCTTGTACCCGGCCCGACAGAACAACAACGCTGTCTGCTGTTGATTGGGCTTCTCACGGAAGTGTTTGGCAAGCTCATAGAGGACTTCCGCGCGCTGTGGTCGGAAGTTATAAGCATCGAGCAACGCGGCAACGAACTGGCTCTCGACACCTTGGTTGTTCAGACAGTGCGCGAGCTTCACCTTTGCGTTGTGGACTTCCTCGTTCCAGCCGCCGATCGCGATGCGCTTCTTGTAGGCGAACTCCGCGGACGGCCACTTCCCGATGTCCATATAAGAATTGCCGAGATAGAACCAGCTTCGTGGGTTCTCTGGCTCCTTCTCGATCTCAGCAAGGAGAAGCGCGATGTCCCGCTCCGCCTTGTTCTCGCGGTTCGAGCCGTCGGCGTAATCGATAAACGTGGCCCCGTCGTAGCGGCCGGCAACGGCGACATCCAGATACTCGTGCGTCGCGCCGCGATACGACGCGTCCACCTTGGTGTTGAGCAAGCGGGTGTTGTCGTAAGAGACGCCGCCGGCGCACTGCAACAGCGTATACGCCGGAGCGTCCGCGCGCAGCGCCCCGAACGGGTCCGGGATGTCGGCCACCTTCAACTCCATGTCGGCATCCACCAACAGGAAGAAATCCGCTGGGTGGCGCCGCTGCGTCGCGCGTGCGAGCTTGAGGGCGTCGTTACGCGCCTGCGAGAAGTCCCGGAAGGACCCACTGCCGACGATGCCGGGGATGGCGCGCTCCTCGAAGAACTCGCGGATGATCCGCTCGGTCCCATCGGTCGAGCCGGTGTCGAGGATGGCGTAGCTGGAAATGTGGGGGGCAACAGAAGCGAGGCAGCGGACAATACGCGCAGCCTCGTTCTTCACGATCATATTCAGACACAGTCGGGTCATTTTGCACGGACCTTGGGGGTTGGGGGTCTTATTTGTTGGGGTTCGGGCCTCCGCTGGAGATACGGAACAGCGCGCCGGTGAGGCCGATCACGCCGGTGTAGTTGAAGCCCGTCATGCTGACGGCACCCGTGCCGCCATTGGCGTTCCAGATCGCCCCAGCGATGCCGGGGTCGGTCTTCGGCGGTATCCACACGATCGCACCCGTCGCCGAGAGCGGACCTGCTGCGCCCGGGTAGGGGTTGGCATGGCCGGTCGGGCCGGTTGCTCCGGTGGCCGAAGTGTTGCCGGTGTTGCCGGTGTTGCCAGTCCAGTTAATCGGCCCGGTGGGGCCGGTGTTGCCGGTCGGTCCGGTGGCATTGGCGTTCTGGCCAGCGCCAGCAAGAGGGCCAAGCGGCCCTTGCGGACCTGCAGGGCCACTCGCGCCGGTGGGACCGATGAGCGCAGAGTTGAGGGGGCCCGTCGGGCTTGCGCCCGTAGGGCCGGTCGGGCCAGTGAAAGCCGCAGCGCCACCGCCGGTCGGCCCTTTGCCGCCGGTGTTGCCGGCGAAGCCGGGGATGTTCTTGTCGTTGATCAGGTCGACGACTTCCTTGAGGACAGCCGGGATACGGCCGTCATCATAGGTGTCCTTGCCGACACTGGAGGGGTCCGGCTTGATAGGGACCCCGGTGACTGTGGTACCGATTGCCATGGGAGCCCCCTATTAGCCGGCCGAGACGGTGAGGACACCCGAGTTCACCCAGACCTGACCCGAAACATGCGGATCAGAGGTGGGCGGAGTGACAATGACCGCGATGTTGCCGGTCGGGCCCGTTGCGCCGGTGGCGCCCGTGGGACCTGTGTTTCCGACCACACCCGTTCCGGTGGGACCCGTCGGGCCGGTGTTGCCGGTTGCGCCGGAAGCCGGCCCGGTGTTGCCGAGAGGACCAGCCGGTCCGGTGGCTCCTTGACCCGTGGCGCCCGTGGCACCTGTGGCGCCTGCGGCACCAACAGCACCTGCGGGGCCCTGCGTACCGACAGAAGGCCCGGTCGGGCCAGTCGCGCCGGCGGTGCCGGTGTTGCCCGTTGCGCCAGTGGAGGCGCCGGTCGGGCCAAGCGGTCCGGTCGGTCCGGTGGGACCCCCGATGCCGCCTGCGTTCACTGCATCAACGACCTGCTTGAGGACGTTACCCAGCATATTGCGATCGTAGTTGCGTGAACTGAGAATGCTCATTGAAGTCCCCTGTCAGCTTTCACTGGCCTCGGCAAAACGCCGAACATAGTTCTCTCTCGCACGACACCCCTTAAAGACGTCTTAACCGACGCCGCCTGTAACCTGCTTGGCACCCGGTCCCGGCTGGTTGCCAGTGAGGTGCGTCTGCGGCCCCATCGACTTGGATAACGGCGACGGCTGCGCGCCCTGCGCATGTCCCGCTTCCTGCGACAGGTCGATACCCGGATTGCTTGACTGCGATACGCCCGAGGCCGGCATCGGACCCGCGCCGCCGGGAGGTGTACCGATATGCGCCGGCGGCCCCTCGCCCATCTGCTCGTGCTGCGCGAGCACACCCGAGGTGAGTTCTTTGGTGATCAGCTTGACGCCGGCAGCGACGCCCTCTTGGACGTTCTTCTGGATCAGCGCGTCGATGTCGCCACCTTGCTGGGCCTGCGCCTGCTGCTGCTTCATCATCTGGTCGATGGCGTCCTCGCTCGGGACGATGTTGTCGCCCGGCATACCGATCGTCGTCGACACGCTGCGCAGAACTGCGGCGCGGCCGGGGAGACCCATGATCTTCATGTCGGTCGGGTTGTTGGTCGCGGTCAGGAACTCGATCTGGCGCTGGCGCAGGGTCTCGCGCTGGATCGCCACGTTGACGCCCTGCACAGTCACCTTCTCCTCGCCGGTGAGCAGCCCGCTCGTGTCGGTCAGCATCAACAGGTCGAACAACTGCAGGAGGCATTCCTCCAGCACGTCACGGTCGATGTTCGCGCTCACTGTCTGCAAAATCTTCGAGGCATTCCCCATGAGCATCGCTAGGCCCGATGCGGTCCTGCCAGCACCACCACCAGCTTGCCCACCGACATACTTCGGGATCGCCGAGACGTCGTCCGCAATGCTGATGAACTCCTGATAGACTTGGATCAGCGGCGCCGCGTTGTTCGCCGGCATGAAGAAGCTGATCGGCTGTTTCGAGTTGTTCGCTACCGGGTCGTTGCGGACGTGCCATCGTTTCCATGGGTACAGGTCCTCTCCGTTCTCCTCTGGCGCGAGCATTTCGTCGTTGACGACGACCTGCGGCCCCGACGAGATCGAGACGTTGTTTACAAGCGACCGGAGGGTGGCGTTCGCGACTTCTTGTAGGTCTTGAAGCAGATCAGTGAGGCCGTTCCCGACGGGGGTGCCGGGGACTTTCTCGAAGCTGGTGATGAAATAGGGGTGACGCTGGCGGGGGGACGGCGAGAGGTGCGCCTTGATGACGTGGGACCCGACGACCCAAATTTGAACATGGTAATCACGCAACTCGTCAGGAACAACCAGCCCATAATCCTGTAGCAAGCGTCCTTGGACATTGCCGTTGAACTCCATCATTGAGATCATCCCGGAGCGGTTCCACGCCGGGTTCTCGCGATTTTCGAGCACGCTGCGCTCGGCATCGGTGGTGTCCCAGTTGTCGTAGAGGCCGCCGCGGCCGTACTCGTCGAGCACAGCCCTGATCTCGGCCTGATCGTAGCCGGGAAGGTCGAGCAGATCGTTAAGCTCGGCGCGGGTGACGCGCAGCTTCTCGATCACGTTGGCATTGGCGATGTCGGCGACGCCCGGCGTGAACCAGATGTCGAACGGCGAGCAGCGGTTCCACGTCAACGTCGGCACCTGCTGCACCGTCGGCTGGCCGCCACCTTTGCCCCACGTCACCTTCGGGCAGACCTTGACGACGGGGCCCTTGATGCAGGCAAAGGGGAAGATCGGCAGGTCAACCAAGAACTCGGCGAGCGCGTGATAGAAGCCGCCCTGCCGCAACATGTCCTCGATCTTGCCCTCGCTGGAGCGGGCCTGCTTGGAGGCCTTCTTTTTGGCGGCCTCTTCGGCCTGATCAAGCAGCGCGCGCTTGCGGTCGGCCAAATCGGACGGCGCCGGCGGCTGGCCCAGCGACTGCTGAACCTTCTGCGCCTCCTGCTGGATCAACTGGTCGATCTGCGCCTTGATGTCATCGGGGATGTCGGGGTCGGCCGGGGGCTCCAGCGCCCATGGCTGGTCCTGTCCGAGGTAGATGTCCCGCAGCAGCGACGAGGCCGCGCGGCATTTCTGGGCGATCATCCGGGCGTAGACGGTCGAGCCGCCCATCTTGGTGATCTCAACGAGCTTGGTGGGATCGTACTGGCCATTGAATGTGCGCAGCGCCGACAGCATACGGTTCGACCATCCCGCCTGCGTGTTGCGGTGGTTCCTGAAAATCTCGAACTGTGCTTTCACGTACCCCGCGAGTTCGGGATACTGAGTGGTGACGTTGCTCTGGGCGGCATCCTGCTCTTGCGCCTTCTGTGTCGCGGCAGCTTGTAGCTGCTGCTCCAACTGAGCGGGCGGGGTGAACTGAATTACGCCTTCCTGTCCAAGACTGGCCATCGATGGTTCCACGGTTGCGGTGGCAACCGTAGCGGGGCGCCCTAAAGAACTTCTTAACGCCCTACCCGTAGCACTAGAGGTGGCGAAAGGGCACCACCAATGGACCAACACAGCGCGATCTCATACTGGCTCGGCAACGGGACAGCCGCCGCGGCGATCGTTGGCACGTTACTCGGGTGGGCGCCCGCCATCGCGGCCGTCATCGCCGGTGGCTGGTACCTCCTCCAGATGTATGAGAGCAAAACGGTGCAGGCATGGGTGCGCGATCGTCGTATCCGCAAGCTCGCCCACCTAAAAGCGCAGGCGCTCATGCTGGAAGCGAAGCTCCATCAGCCCGAGACGCCGCTACCCCCCAGCCACCAGCACCCGCCAGAGCATTAAGTCCAACCGAGAGACGAGACCTGTGCGCGCTTCTTGGTGCGCGGGCGCAGTCGGCGCGTGATCTCCGGGA